TCATGCGTCCACCTCCTGTATATTCTGTTTCAAAGTTTTCAGTCCACGATACAACCTGGCTTTTACCGTATTCAGATTTGTCTCTGTGATCTGCGCTATTTCCTGCAGGGTCAGTTCTTCATAAAATCTCAGCTTGATTACGGTCTGCACCTCCTCGTTCAGCCGATTGATCTGCTCATAGAGATCATCCTGTATGTCGTAACCTTTTTCATGATACGGGATCTCTGCTCCGGTACCATCATCCGGCAGAGGCACTTCCTTCCTCTTTCTCAACATGGCAAGACTCTCGTTTACCAGAATTCTGTAAAACCAGGCCCGGACTGCTCCGGCGTCACGCAGTGTTTCATACCGTTCCAGCGCTCTGCATATGGCGTTTTGCACAATATCAAGCGCGTCGTCTTTATTCTGCACATAACTGTAAGCCAGCCGGTAGAACCGGTTCTGATCCTCCAGGATATACTCTATCAGAATCTCGTACAAATCCTTTTCCATATCTGCTCCTTTCTTTTTCTTTCTGTTATATAGATTCCCGAAGTCGGCAAATAGTTGCAGACAAATTATTTTTTCTGGGCAGCAAAAAAGCGCCGTAAAAACGGCGCTCTTTATGGAGCCCGCGCGACGGTACTCGAACCCCGAAGATCATCGTGCTGCGGGACTATGTCGTCCTCAGAATTGCCGTATAAAGCAAAAGAACCCCGGCGGGTGCCGGGGTTCTTTTGCTTTATCATGTATTTGCTGGCAGCGCCATCATGCCACGCCCAGGATCTTCTCGACCCTGTTCAGAACGTCAGCAGGATCCAGGCCGGAGGCCTTCACCTTGCCGGCGATCTCCTGCGCCAGCACGTCGGCAGGATCCGGCTCGGCCGGCTTCGCTGCGACGCCCTGGATGGTGCAGTAGTCAGGGTTTTCGAGGTAGATCCAGCCGGCGCCGCTTTTCAGCTTGCCCCAGCCGTCTTGCACCTCGGTGATGGTGAAGACGCCCTTGCCGGTCTGGCCTCTGACCGCGTAGCTCATGCCAGGGCCCTTGCGGTAGTTCAGATCCGGAATGATGACGCGGACAGTGAAGGGCGTCGCAGGGAAGCCCTGGACGGGCTCCGGAGCCGCTTCCGGCGCCTGGGTAGTGCCGGGGCCCAGGATCTCATTGACGGCCGCAGCGATGGCGCCGTGGCGGTCGTAGAGGTACTGGCCCGGGCAGGCCTTGTTGGCGTAGTCGCGGTGCACGGTCATGTTGCAGCCGTTGGCGTGGTTGACGCGGTCGGTCTTGTTGGTGGACCAGACCAGCTTCTTGATGCCGTTGCGCTTGCAGATGTCGGCCACCAGCTTGATCAGTGCGGCGTAGGCTGCGTCGGTGACAGCGTAGGGGTGCTCGGTGTCGCTGGCGACTTCGATGGTGATGGCGCGGTTGTCGTTCTCACGGCTGGAAGTGCACCAGGAGCGATCTGCCTCATCGACGGACAGACCGATGGAGCCATCCTTGCCGACGACATAGTTGGCGGAGCATTCGCGGTCGGTAGTGGCGAAGTAGTCGCAGCCCTGCTTCGCCGTCCACTGGCCCACGATGCAGTGGATCGTGATGGTGTCGATGGCGTGGTTGCGGGGGCTGGTCTTGTTCTTGGTGATGTTGGTGTACGTTACCAGAGGGCTGTTGCTCATGGTAATCTCCTCCTTCTCTGGGGTTGCTGTAGTGTTTGCGTAGGCGTCATAGTATGCCTGGCCGAAGCCGGCCCGTTTTACCTTGACGGCGTTGCTCATGTTGGCCGGGCGCTCGTACTTGGTCAGCACAATGTCGGACGCCTCCTTCACGGTCCGGGCTGTCCGGAGCACCTGGAAGACGGCCACGTAGCCCTTCAGCTCCTGGAACATGAAATCGAGCTGCATCATTAGGTCGCCGATGGACGCGCCGGTCTTCCGGGCGTAGTTGAGCATGGCCTCCTTGCGGCTCCAGTATGTCCACTGCGCGAGGCCGTAGCCAGCGCTGTCTCGGACGAAGTTGGAGTAGCTCCCGGAGTCCACGGCGGCCGTGTACTCGGCGTCCGTGAGGCCCAGGCGCTTCTCGTAGGTGTTCTGGAGGTTTATCGGATTGAGCCCGCTCTCGGCGTAGAGGTTGCCCATCAGCCCGGCCACACCGGCCGGGCTGAAACCTTTGCAGCAGAAGTAGTTCCAGATGGTCCTCTCGGTGGAGGACCCTGTCGCCTTCACGGCTTACTCCTTGCCTGGGCTGGTGTTAGCGTCGCCCTCTGCCTTCTGTTTCAGGATGTCGATGGCCTTCACCACAACGGCAGGGATAGGCACGCCCATCAGTCCGGCGTTTTCGATAATGCTGATCGTCTCATTGGCGATGAAGGCGATGATCGTCGTGTCTCTGATGAATGTGGAGCCCGTGACCAGATCGAGGCGGCAGGCTACCAGCACCACCAGGAGAGTCGTGCCCTTACGGCAGAGACCCTTCCATCCGGCGCGACTCTCCAGGGCGCCGTCTGTGGACTTCTGGGATCTGTGAAACACGCCGGCAACGATGAGGCCGGTGGCGTAGTCCACGCCCATGAAGATCAGGAGCGTGGTCAGAGCTGCGTCCCAGCCTCCGAAAAGGCTGGCGATGAAGCCGCCCACGACTCCCACTGCTGTGCAAATTCCAGTTTTCATGTTGTGTACCTTCCTTCTTTTTATTTGCTTAGAATTATGCCCCCACGAATATCTCCGTGGGGGCATTGTGGGCTTTACTCAGTGACGAGCTCTGCCAGTTCCAGGTCGATCAGCATCTCCTTGACCTGGGGCTTGATCAGGTCAGGGACGCTGTCGTAGGTACGCTTGCCCTTGACGATCAGGGCGACGTAGATGACTGCCATGTTGTTCACCTCCTTTCTGAGCCAGGATCTGAAGCGCCGGATCATCTTACTCCTCCAGGAGCGCGCGGACTTCGTCGCGCAGATTTTCGGGCACGTCGTCGATGGTTTTGAGCCCCTTCTTGATGAGGGCTGCGTAAACTTTAGCCATAGTTATTTACCTCCGATAATCATTTCATAGACCTCAGCCAGAGCGAGCTGAAGGTCGGTGATGCTGTTGGCGTTGGTGGCCAGAGCAGCTGCGGCGAGTTCCTTCTGCTTTTCCTCAGCCGTCTTCTCGGCCAGGATAAACCAGTAGCTCTTGCCGACCTTGCTGATCTGGACCAGCTTCATGTCCTCGTGGATCTCGGTGCCGTCGGGCCCCTCGATGGTCACGCTGGAGAGTTTGCCGGCGAAGGTGTCCTCGGTGACAGCGGTGGAGCTGATGAAGTTGTTCCCGTTGAGGTTGAGGCCGTCGAGGGATGTGCCATCAGCCAGTGTAATCTTCCATGTCCTTTTTTCCATTTTGGTCTCCTTCCGAACAGCTCATAGTAGAAGCTGCTCATGTTGTAGATTTGGTCGTGTGACATAATTTTGTAGTGACTGCCCAGCCAGGACTTGAACGAGTTCTCGACGGTTGGGTAGTCGATCCGACCGGCGTCCAGCAGGCGCTTGTACGCCTTCAGCTTCCGGCGTTCCCGGGTGATGTTCTTCGGGTGGATCTTCCGGATCAGGCGGCCGGACTCCGTCAGTGAGTAGCACACCTGCAGGTGTCTGAACTGAGAGGAGAGCTTCACGATCCGGGTCTTCTTTTCGTTGATGATCAGGCCATACGCTGCAGCCTCCTTCCTGAAGCCTTCCAGCACATTCAGCAGGAACTCCTTGGAGTCTGCGATGACGTAGAAGTCGTCGGTGTAGCGGCCATAGTGGCGGATGCTCCGGACGATCTTGGCGTAGTTGTCCACCTGGTAGGGGTAGATGATGCCGATGTTCTGGGAAGGCTGCGAGCCTATGTCCACGCCCTTCCTGAGCATCTTCTCGCCGGTCAGCAGCTCCGGATCCACGCCGCAGTTGAGCATCGGGTTGACCTTGCCGGTCATCATGGCCGCGATCTCCTCGTCTGAGAAGCGGGAGACGTCCTGCTCGAAGGTCTTGAAGATCAGGCGCGTCAGCATCTCAGCGATCAGCAGCGTCTCCGGATCTTCGACCTCTCGCTCCAGAAACTGGTCGAGGACCTCGATGCACTTGTCGTGCGGTATGTTGGCATAATAGCCGGAATAATCCACCAGCAGGATGTAGCCCTCGTTGGAGCCGTGTTCCATGTAATACCGATGCAGATGCGCCTCGAAGCGTCTGCGGTGGAAGGCCACGCCCTTGTCCTTTTGGGAGGCGCCGTTGTCGTAGATCAGATACTTGCTGATCGCCGGAGTCAGGACCTCGTCACAGAGGAGGTGGTTGACGGTCTTATCCACCATGGTGTTGCTGGTGATGTAGCGCTGATGCCCGCGCTCGTTGATCGGGAACTTGGTCCCGGGATCTGGGCGGTATGCCCCGTCCATAAAGTCGCGCCGGATGTGGGCCGTGGTCAGCAGCTGCGTCATCTCGAACAGCTGGGTGCTGCGCTTGAACTTGCTGCTTTTCATGGCCTTGGTGCCGGCGTCATAAATTAAATTTGCATCATAGAATACATTCATAAAAAACCACGCGTTAGCCCCATCGGTCGTAACCGGGAGCGTCCTGGTTAGTATTTACCAGCGAGGACGCTGGACGGATGGCCTCTCCTTTCCCATAGCCGCATGCGGGAGCTTTGCCCGTAGAATGTAGTGCGGTTGTGAAATCCGGGCGGACGCCGATGGAGTTCGAGGCGTTCCAGTTGTTGGCATTGCCGTTGTTGTTGACATTGCAGAAATTCGTCGCGGACTGGACGGCACAAACAGAGGCCACCCTATAGGTGTTAGGTTTTCAGGTGCTTCAGGAAGCGGTTGTCAGACTGCCGGAGCTTCTTCACCATGTTGAACAGCTTCTCGACTTCGAGCACGATGTTCATATACCGGTTTTTGTCGGCCGGCAGCGCTTCGGCGATGTATTGGAGCTCGTCCTGGAGCTGGTTGCAGCACTTCAGCGCCTGATTGAGCTCGTTGCGTCTGTCGTCATACTCGAAGCGGTACGACGGCCAGATAGTATTGGCAGCCCTGAGATGCTGGGCGATGTCGCAGCAGAGATCGTCCACACGGTCGCGGTGTCTCTTGATAAACCAGCAGGCGTAGTCGTCCTCCAGGCTGCGGATGGCCGCAGCGACTTCCTCCCGGTGCTCCGGATCCTGGACGTGTGCGGTCTGTTTTCTGATAGCTGCCTCCAGCTTCTTCTCGCTATAGGCGAAGCTGCTGAGGAGCTCGACCGCGATCATCCTCCGGATCGTGAGCGCCTGATGGTGCGCTTCCAGATTAGAATGGGCCCGTTTACTTTTAGGGATGTCTGACACGCTATCTTATCTCCTTGATTAGATTTACCCGGCCCACAAGGGGCCGGGATTTTTGATCAATAGATCAGGAAAGCCGGGCGGACGCCGATGGAGTACGAGGCGTAACAGTTGTAGGCAATGCCGTAGTTGGGGACATCGCAGAAAGCCGTCGCGGACTGGACGTCTCTCAGCCACCAGTTCTCTCTGTTCGTGATCAGATCCGGGCGTGCCTGGAACAGAGCCAGCTGGCTCTTGTCGATGCCAGTGTCGTAGCCGTTCTGCGCTCCGCCGCCCCATGCGTAGGAGCCGTAGACCATGTGCTCGTTCATCAGGTCGATCTGGCTGTCGTACCATGCCCAGCCGGAGCTGGCGCCATTGCTGATAGCGTTGGCCAGGAGAGCCCTGTGAGTCAGGATGTGGTCTGCGCCGAAGTCAGCCTTGATGGTGGCCAGAGCATCAGCCAGGCCGGAGGTCTTCATCTTGCTGCCGTAGTAGGAGCCGGTCGTGTCGTTGGCGTCATTCATCACGCCGTTATAGAAGGACTTGTCGGGAATGACCAGCATATGATGGGTAGTCAGCTCTGTGTCCCCACAGTGCAGACGATAGTCAGCATGGGCGGCCCAGTATTTTCGGCTGTTGATGGTCCAGTAGCCGCCGGTGCGGACCTTCTCGAACTTGCCAGCACGAATGTCGGCAGACTGCTCAGCGGTGAAGCTGGCACCGAGATCGTGCTCATAGATGAAGGAGTTGGCCCTGGACGCACCGGTCTGGCCGAGCATTGCGGTCAGCTCCTTCAGGGCTTTGATGTCTTGGGCGTTGGTGCCTACCAGGCCGAAGACTTCGTTGATGGCGGCGATCAGGCTGGTCTTGTCCTCAGTTTCCAGCGTATCCAGGTCTCCGTTGATGAAGGCCTTGATGGCGCTGATAGGGATCCTCTTGACGCCTGTGCCGTCTGCGAGTCGTACCAGGAGAACGTCCTCCTCGCTGGCCACGGCAGCCAGCGCGTCGTACTCGGTGAAGCGTTTGCCGTTTGTTACGTCAATCTGCATAATGTTCCTCCTTATGCGGTTTTATATTTCCAGTCGCCGATGATCGCGTTGCCATCGTCGTCCAGGATCGGGTTGCCGTCATCGTCAACGATGTGAGTGAACAGATCGTTGTGGATGATCATGTACTCCAGCGCGGTCAGGCGCTCGTCCAGGTTGCTCGTCTTGTTGATGAGCTCGCCGGCCACGTCCTCGTTCAGAAGGCCTTGCACGGTGGCAAACCACTCGTTGAAGGCGTTCTGGCTGGTGCGCTGGAACTCTTTCAGATCCTCCGTGATGGCGGTCAGGTCTGCGTTGCCCTTGTTCTCCAGCGCCTCGATGTACTCGTCGATGGCGGCCGTGTAGCCGTCATAGGCTGCCCTGGCCATCTGCTCGAACTGGGAGTAGCTGGCGTTGGACTTGGCCACAAATTCAGCATAGAAGGCATTGAACTGGTCATAGAAGGCCTCGGTGTCGATGCTGTCGATGAACTGGGTGATGTAGCCGCAGACTGCGCTGTTGGGGCGGGTGTCGCTGATGGAGCTCTGGGTGATGACGGTCTGGTTGGCGCTGATCGTCACATTCGCCAGGCCCAGCTCGTAGTAGTCGCCGCTGACGGGCTGGATGAGCTCCGGAGCTTGGGGCGTTGCCGCTGCCGTGCCGGTCTTCACGATGATCTCGCAGAGGCGCTCCAGGTAGTTGCAGCGCAGCACGATGCGGTCGATGCGGCTGTAGCTCGTAGGAGCTGCGGCCAGCTCGAAGATGGCGACGGCGGGGTCATAGGCGAAGGCGCCGTTAATCAGGCCGAAGCCGGGCTGGACCTTAACAGTGAGGCCCGTGTCGCCTGCCAGAACTTTGAAGCAGTCGGCAGGCTTGGCCAGCACGCCATTGGTCAACAGTTTGGAAAAGAGCAGGCGGAACAGTTCCGACGTCTCTGCTCTGTCAAAAATAGGCATACCCTCGGAGTCCACGCCGGTGATCTCCGAGTCAAAATAGCCGTATCTCATGGCCATGTTAAAATACCTCCCTTTGGATGATTTTCGTGATACTGGTCATCTGGTCATTGCCGAAGACAACGGAGAGGGTCTGCTTGCTGCCCTCGTAGACCTCCTGGATCTCAGTGATCCGCTTGGTGGTCTCGATGCCGACGTCGGCGTAGCGGTAGGTGCAGAGGTCGCCCAGGTCGAAGTCCACGCCGTAGGTCAGGTTGGCGCTGGGATCCACGTCGCTGTTGACCGTCTCGATTTTCTCGTACTCTGCCAGCTTTTCCAGACCGCGCTGGTAGAGCAGCGCCTGGTACTGTGCGGCCGTGTAGGTCTGCTCGTTGCCGTCCTCGTCCTGGTAGGTGCTCTGGAGATCCCGAGCATCCACCCAGAGCTCCCGGCGTTCCTCGTCCGCACTCTGGCGGAGATCCACCTCCACAATGACGCGGGCGGAGCCTTCGCCCTCGCCGGCGACGTAGGCGTAGTTCTTGCAGTCGGACTCGTCCCGGTCATACACGGCATTTTTTACGTTGTAGAAGCTGTCGGAGAAGATCGCCCAGCTGTTCTCGGTCTGGTCATCCGTTCTGTCCTTGCCTTTCCACACTTCGAAGCTGAGGGTGTTGGTCAGGTAGTCGTAGACCAGGCGATGGCTGAGCTCCTGGGTCTTCTCGATCTCGTAGAGCTTGTCGCCCAGCTTGTCGCCGGTGGCCGTGACCGTGACGCTCGTGCCGACGCCTGTCAGAGCCCCCAGCTGTATCTGTGGGATCCCGCGGTTGGTGTCGGCCGGGTTGATCACGCAGCGGTCCACCAGTTTCCGACCGATGCTCTCCGGCGTCCCGGAGAGGCTGACCTGGGGATGGATCACACGGTCGTTCAGCAGCTCCTCGCAGAAGTAGCCCTTGCAATAGGCTGTCCGGGCGCCTTTGGCGTCCCTGGCGAAGTTGACCTCTCGGATCACGCCCAGGTCCTTCCGGTCGTTCCGGTAGAGATAGCGGCCGATGTTCATCAGCTCGAAAAACTCGGCGGGAGTATGCAATTCAAAAAGGCCCGAGGCATAATACCGGCGGTCCCAGATGAGTGTATTGAACACGCTGACGACGCCCAGCGTGTCGAAGTTCTGGTCGAGGATGATCAAATTCATGCGCTACACCCCCAAATACTTCGGAGTGTAGAACAGATTGACGTCCAGGTTGGTGTAGTTCTCATCTGCGTCGTACTCCAGATAGTTGTCGCCCACTTCCAGCTTGAAGGGCTCACTCCGGCGGTCGATGTGCTGGTAATAGTTGACGCCGTTCAGAGTGATGACCTGGTGCCGGTCGTTGGTGTCGATGAGAAGCACGTCGCCGGTCTGCATCGTGACATTCACGCGCATGAACTGGCCCGTGCCGGTGTTTGTGATCTTAGGGTTGACCACGGCGCCCCTGGTGGCGATGAACTGGATCTGGACGCCTGTCGGAACGTCGCCGTCATTGCTCAGCACCACCTCTTTGTGCAGCGTTCTATAGCCCATCGTGCTGCCGCCCAGGAGGAGGCCACGGGCTTCGGCCTTGTAGTCCAGCTTGCCCGTCTCCATCCTTTTACTGAGCATCCTCCAGGGGAAAGCGAACAGCGGCGAGATGTTCGCCATGTTCTTGCCGAAGTTGTCCACGTTGAGCATATACGGGTCCGGACAGATCAGATCCACCAGGATCTTCAGCTTGTTGTCCAGGTTTTTCATGGCCGCGAAGGTCCAGCCCTCCAGCTCGTACTCGATGTTGCGGCTGACGCCCATGTTGGTGATGCGCGCCTTGCCGGTGTACTTCGGATTGAAAAACTTGATCACTTTCGCCCGGTTTTCCGGGTTGTTTTTGTTGCTTCTAAAACTGGCCTCGATGTGGATGGGCCTTGGCTTGATCTTCTTGCCATCGACGGACGCCCCGTCCACCAGGGCGTTGTCTGATGTGCTGATCTCGACCTCGGAGGACTCCAGGCCGGACACGGCAGTGATGTCGATGTCCTCGCCCGGTCCCATTTTGAGGGTCTTGCCGTTACAGGTCAGCTCTATGGTTAATGTATTTACTGTCATTTCACACCTCCGACCATGTTCCGCAGAGCCTCCCGCTGTGTCTTGGCCACTTCGGAAGGTGTAGCCACGGGCACGTTGTAGGTGTTGCTCTGCTCCATGCGATTGTCATAGTAGACGGTGGTGCCGGCGCCTGCCATCCTCAGCCCCGCTGCGTGCGAGGCTCCGACGGAAAGCTTGCCGGCGGTCGCCGACATCTCGGCCCGCATGGCGCTGACGAGCTCGCTGGCCTTGGCTTCCATGTCCTTCAGTGTCGCAGGCATAGACTTGTCCAGCCCCTTGCTCACGCCGGGCATGATCCAGCGGCCGACCTCGTCCGCGAACTCTTTAGACGGAGAGTTAATGCCGAGGGCGTCCTTCGCTGCGTCCAGCAGGCTGCTGGCCAGGCTGCTGACCTTATTCGTCAGCCAGCTCCAGCCGGAGCTGATGCCGTTCCAGATGCCGCTGATGATATTGCTGCCGATCTCCGCCATCTTGCTCGGCAGGCTTGCCAGGCCGTTGACGATGGAGTTGAACAGCTGGGTCGCCGCTGCGGCGCCCTTCTGAGCCAGCTGAGTGCCCCAGGTGACGACCTTCTGGGCCGCCTGGCTCAGATAGTCCCAGACCTTGCCCGGGAGCTGCTGGAGCGTGCTGGCGACCTTGCTGAGCATATTGCTCGCAGCGGTCGAAGCGTTGGAGACCATCTGCTGGCCCCATGCCACCACCTTATTGACGGCATTGACCAGGTGCGTCCAGATCTTTCCGGGCAGCTCCTGGATGATGCTGTTGACCTTGCTGAGCATATTGCTCATTGCGGTCGAGGCGTTGCTGAGCATCTGCTGGCCCCACTGCACGACCTTGGTCACTGCGTTGACCAGGTGCGTCCACACCTGTCCCGGCAGCTGTCTCAGGACGTTGGAGATCTTGGTGCCCATGTCGGTGATGGCCTTTTGAGCCTTGGTCGCCATGTCGGCGCCCCACTCCTGAAGGTCCGCCAGGATCTCAGAAAATACCTGAGCCACCTGATCGGGCAGAGTTGCCAGGCCATTGATCAGACCGTCTACAATGTAGCCACCCTGTTCGGCCATGACCGTGCTCGGACTGTTGATGCCGAGGAAGTCCTTGATGCCGTTGAGGATGTTGCTGCCCAGCTCACACGCTGCGTCCCATACCTGGGAGGCTCCGTTGGCCAGTCCAGTCACGATGCCGTTGATGATCTCTGGCACGGCCTCGCCGATCTTGGCGATAATATCCGGCACGGCCTCCTTGATCTGGCCCCAGAGCTCTTTGGCGCTCTCCAGGACCTGCGGACCGGCCGCGATGAGGCCGTCAATGATTGCCGTAATGATGTCGGGCAGAGCTGCGACCAGCTCGATGACGATAGTCGGGATGGCCTCGATCAGAGCCATCAGGAGCTCGATGCCAGCCGCCAGAATATCGGGCGCGGATGCCGCCAGAGTCGTCACGACGGACTCGATGATCTGCGGAAGGGCGTCTACCAGCGCGTCGATGATGACGGGAAGGGCGTCCACCAGTGCCATCAGGAGCTCGATGCCGGCGTCAATGATCTGCGGGACGGCCGAGATCAGGAACTGCACGATGGCGCTGATGATCTCCGGCAGGGCGTCGATCAACACGGGAAGCGCTGCAAGGATGCCGTCCGCCAGGCCCATGATCAGCTGGAGAGCGCAGTCCAGGATCGCCGGCAGCTGGTCGATCAGTGTGGTCACGGTGTAGGCGATCAGCTCGACGAGGGCCGGCAGTAATGTCGGCAGCATGGAGCTGATGCCGTTGACGATACCGGTGAAAATATCCACCAGGCAGCCCAGGAAAGAGCCCAGGCCGTCGCTGCTGATGAAGTCCGTGATGCCTTCGACGATTGTCTCGGCAGCAGCCACAAAGTCAAAGTTCTGCACGACGTCACGGAGCTGCTCCATGATACTCTTGCCGGCAGAAAGCACGGCAGGCACGATGGCAGAGACCAGATCCGGGATCTGCTTCACGATGGCACCAGCCAGAGCCGGCAGCGTCTCAGCGAAGCGCGGGATGAGTTCGCCCAAAACTCTGACGACGTTGTCGGCGGCTGTGGCGAAGGCGTCGGCCAGCTGGTCGGCGTCGCTCGACCCATTCATAAAGTTATCCCAGGCGGCCTTGGCGGAAGCCAGAGAGCCCTCCAGGGTCTCCGATGCCTCTTTCGCTGTCGTGCCGGTGATCCCCATCTCCTCCTGGATGACATGGATCGCCTGGTATACGTCGTTCAGGTTGTTGATGTCATACTTGACGCCCGTCAGCTCCTGAGCGTCGGCCAGCAGTCGCTCCATCTCGGTCTTCGTGCCGCCGTAGCCCAGCTTCAGATTGTCCAGCATGGTGTAGTTCTGCTTTGCGAAGCCCTGATAGGCGTCCTGGATGCGGTCCATGGAGGTGCCCATCTTGTTCGCATTGTCGGCCATGTCGATGATGGCCATGTCCGCCACCTTGGCGGCTTCCTCAGTATTTCCGCTGAGGGACTGGAGCAGGGACGCCGAGAAACTCGTGACCGTGCTCATGTAATCGTTGGCAGACATTCCCGCCGTCTGGTAGGCTCTGTCTGCTGCGGCGATGACTGCGTCGGCTGTGTTGCCGAACAGCGTCTCGACGCCGCCCACGTTCTGTTCGAGAGCGCCCACGCTATCGAGGGCCGTCTTACCGAGGTTGACCAGGCTATCGACTGCCCTGGTCATCATCTGGCCGCTGAACACGCCCAGCGCCTGCTGGGCGATGTTCGCGACCTTGCCCATCCCCGACTGTAGACCGCCGGAGTCCAGGCTTGTATCAAATCTTAGGGTTCCATCTGATGCCATGACCGTACCTCGCTACCATTCAAAAGTGCGGCGGGGTTTCCGCCGTTCATAAGTAGTTTGTTAAGGTCACTTTCGAGCTGCTGTCGGTCAGCCGACTGAGGGAGCGCATAGACGCGCTTCATGTGCTCATAGTGCTGCCGTTGCTCCTTGGAGATCTTGGCCGGGATCTTCATCGTGCGGTAGCCGATGATCTTGACCAGCTGAGTGTCTTCCGGGAGCGATCTAAAGAGTGCTCGGAACTGCCACCAGTGGAGGGGATGCCGCGCCAGATCCAGACCGTAGGCCTGCATAAACGCGGAGTAAATATAGTCAGCGTCGTGCTCGTAGGAAAAAGGCGGATCTTCTTCGGCGGCTCCGGACTTTTCGCCCGTCGTCTCTGCGGGATCCGTGCCGCAGCGGTAAAACCAGACCAGCCTGCTGAGGGCCTCGTCGAGCACGTCATAGTCGAAGACGACGCCGGGGAAATACAGGTGCAGAGCGGTCTGGAGCTTCTCCAGGTCGTCCAGCCCTGGGTCTTGCAGTAGTTCCTCGAACAAAATGCCCGTGCGGAAGTCACTGCTGATCGGGACCTGCTGGCCTGCGATCTCGACCTGTTCCGGCAGTCCGTCGATCAATAAATTCAGTGCTTTTTACCCTTGCCGTGCTTCTGAGAGACGAACTGCGCGGTCTGCATATTACGGACGGCGTTCTGCTGGCGCTGGGTGTAGCGGTTGGTGAAGTCGTTGAGGGTCTTGCGTTCTCCCGCAGCCCACTCGCTCACCTTCTCGATGGCCTTCAGGTGCTCCATGACGTTCATCTTGCCGCCGAACAGCTTGGCCGCTGTGCCGGCACCGAAGATCTCGTCGAAGCAGACATTGACCACCTCGCACTGTGCGCGGTAGTTGGCCGCAGCAGTCGGGAAGTTTTCGCCTCTTTTCTGCTGAGCCGTGTCGCGCATTTTGATCATCGCGGTCTCGAACTTCTCCATGAAGTCGGCGTCCATAAGATCGCCTTCGAGCTTGACATTGTTAATAATCAATTCCATTATTCTGTTTTCCTCCATTGGTCGGTGCTATAAAAAAGCACCAGCAGGCTGCACCGTTTGGCCTGCTGGTGCCTGGTCGCTCACTGCCTGATTAGGCCAGTCGCGCGGAGCCAGTTGTTGCGTTGTTAGGCGTCGTACTTGCCGCTGAAGTTGCCGGCCGTGAACTGCTTGGTCACGGTGTCAAACTTGCCCTGAACGGGATCGCCGACCGCGTGCAGCACGCCGGAGACGCTGATCTTCTCGCCACCAGCGCCGGAGTTGTCGCTGACCTCATTGGCCACGGTGAACTGGCGGGCAGTGAACTCGGCAGCATCCTCGGTGGCTTCGCCGATAGGGTTGAAAAGCTCGACGCGGACGTATTTCAGCTGGGCGTCAGTGCCGGTCGCATGATCGCGGCCCATCTTCCAGAGCTTATAGATCGCCTTCTGGGAAGGGATCAGACGGGACTCATAGGAGAACTCTGTCTCGTAGCTGGTGATGTCAGTGGTGGCAGTGACCTCGTTGATGTAGGTCTCGCTGTCGGTCTGTGCGTTGGGGCTCTCGTCCAGAGTGGTGAAGCCGGTGCCCATGAGCTCGTAGGTGCCGTCGATCTCGGCATAGTCCGCGATGGCGTTGCGGAGCAGGGCAGCACGACTCTCGTCAAAGAGCTGAAGATCAAACTTTTTCATGTGCTTATGCCTCCTTGTGATAGATGAGTTCTAACTGGATTTGATAGCGTGCGTTCCTCATGGACTCGTCGAACATATAGCCAGACGAGAGCACGCTGAGCTGTTCCGGGTGCATACCTTCCGGCAGCTCCGGAAAATTGCCGGCCGCCTCCTGATCTTCGACCCAGTTGGCGAAGTCCTCGTAGAAGGTGCTGTTGGCGATGTTCTGGAGCCGGTCCATGCTGTAATACTCCCGGCTGCCGAAGTTGAACTGGTAGCGCCGGTCAGAGCTGCCATCGATGTACGTCTCGATGATGGGGTTGAAAATCCCCGTCTCGATGGTGTACTCCTGCGGCTGGTCTCCCAGGGCGTCCACGCGGAACACTCCGGCATTGAGGAGAGGGCAGTCCTTGAAGAAGTCAGCGACGCCCTCGATGATTGACTTGACCATTTCGGGCCTCCTTTACTTGTTGACCAGCTTCAGGATCTGCGTCCTGTGTGCGGTTTTCATTCGTTCAAACCACATACCGCCACGCCTGGAGTCATAGCTCCGGGTCGTGCTGGTGTTGTAATACTGACGCCGGGCGTATGGTGCGATGTACTTCACCTCGCCGGAGCCGATGACTGTGCCCAGGGTGCCGGATCGTTCCAGGGCGCCGGTCCGTTTAGGGACCATCGGAGCGCAGAGCCGGAGCACTTCGCTGTCTATGATCTCCTGCTTCTTGCTGAGCACTTCGTTCATTCTCGGGGCGCAGCCGGCGTTCCAGATCAGCTCGGCCTTGCCGTTCTTTCCCTGGATGATGGCGCCCCTGGGGTTGGTGATAGGCTTAAACGCCATTTTACTCGCCTCCGATCCTCCAGTGCTTCACGGCGGCCGAGCCTCTGATGGTGTTGTCCGCGTACTCCTTGACGTAGATCAGATGGCCGAGCGCCTCCATCTGCTTCTGATCGACCGGAGCCGTCAGCTCGGTCGCCATAGGCAGCACATAGTCGCCGGTCTGGAGCGTCCACGCCTTGGCGGCTGCATCCTCGTCCAGCTGGCGGAACTTATCCGCCGGGACGTAGCTCCGGCCGTCCTGGATCTTCGCTCCCAGCGGGATCCTCAGCTTGTAGGCGAGGCTCTGGGAGTGAGCTCCGTCCGTAGAGTGGCCGGAGCTCTTGTTCTCCAGGAAGGACGCGCTGCGGATGCAGGTCGGGAAGTAGACCTCGCGCCGATCAGCGCCCAGGCGTTTGTTAAAGACTGTTATCGCAGTCTGCACATACATGGCGGCAGCCTCCCTTCAGGGATCGGCTCAGCCATCCGGTCGGCAGCAGGTAGACGCGGACCGCTTCGAGGATCTTCTTGCGGAGCAGCTCCTCAGCGGTCTGGCCATCCTGGCCCTCCGTGATGTAGGTCACGGAGTAGCCGTCGTTGGTCTCGCTTTTCACACCTGCAGCCTGGTTGCCGTTTGCACTGGCCTGGTTGTTATGATAATGGACGACCTCCGCCGCAGCGCAGACCGCGAGCTTCACGCGGTTGTCCTCTTTGGCGAAGATGTCCCCGTTGATATAGGTCAGGTAGCCGATGACCGCCTCCGCTTTGGCCTCGACTTTGGAGAAGTCAGCCTCGGGGATCGTGTCCCCGAAGGTCTGCTTGTAAAAATCATAGGAGACGTACATCAGGCTGCACCTCCTTTACTTAGGCGCCGGCAGGGGTCAGCACGGCGAACGGGAAGCGCTTCGCCTTTTCCTTGGCCATGGCGTTGACAGGGTTCGGGATCTCCCAGCCCAGACGCATGACAGCACGAAGGGCCACCATGTCGTTCTGCATCAGGTTGTAGGCGATGGTGCCGTCAGTGTTCTGCACGATGCCCTCGGTGAACAGCTTGAAGGTGATGTCCTGGCGGATGCTGTAAACCAGCTGAGAGAAGTCGCCGGAGATCATGTGGGCCTTGGTCTTGTCGAAGGCGCCATTACGAGGGAACTGGATGGCGGAGCCGTCCAGGGTATAGTTGCCAGCCTGCTGCATGGAGTTCAGGAACAGAGGACGCTCGTTGCCGTCCTTCAGGCCGCGCAGCTTAGCACGCATACCGATGTCGGCCACATGGCCGGACACGAAGTAGCCGGACTCCTCCACCTTGGAGATGATGCCGCCCTCGCCGAGCAGGTCAGTGTAGAGATCAGCGGAGATCTGCTTCACTGCGCCGGCAGTAGTAGCGGAGGGCACCAGACCCTCGCGCCAGGTTGCGGGCTTGTTAGTGCCGAACAGGATGGCGGCGTCGATGACCTGGCCAAAGGCCTCCTGGATACGAGGACGGACCTCGCCCCAGATGTCGTAGTCGGCGTCGTCCAGAACTGCCTCGGGGATGGGGACGATGACCGCGATCTCCTCGGCGATGATGGTCTTCTTGTCCCATGCCTGTCTGGTGGTCTTCTTCTGACCGGTGTCGCCGTTCACGAAGTAGGCGATGGGCAGAGCGTCCAGAACAGGGAGACGGGTCTGGGCTGCGGTCATATTGGCCAGACGGCGGCCCATGGAGAGGACAGCGGACTGGGCGATGGCGCCCTGGATGATTTCCGCAGCACGGTCCTCGGGGATCAGAGACTCGGCGCCGGATCTGTCAATGATCTGAGCGTCGGTCTCAAAAAGCTGAAGATTAAAATACTTTTTCATGTGGTTATTCCTCCATAATTTTGTTAGTTGCGGCCCGCTTTTCTGCGGATGGCAGCGTTGATGAAGTCGTTGCTGTTCTGATTTCCAGAGCTGCCCGCCCCGGAACTTTCCGTGCCGGTCTTCACGCGGTAGGACCCGCTGCCGCTGGTAGTAAAGCGGGGGTTTTCTTTCAGGAACTTGGTGGCGGCCTTCTCGAAGTCGAGCTTGCTGTCCTCTTTCATCAGGGCCGTGATCTTGAACATGACGTAGTCGGTGTCCTCAGCGCGGACGCCCTTCTGGGCGAGGATCTGGCTGTTCTTCATCTGGGCCAGTTCTGCGAGCGCGTCATCGCGCTCTTTCGTGATGGCGTCCACATTGGGGCGCTGCTTCTCTCGGTTGGCCTTGAAGTCCTTGATCGCCTGGTTGATTTCCTCCTCGCTCATGCCCTGCTGCTTGAAGTAGGAGCTGAGAGCGGCCTTCTCGGCGCGTTCTGCACGAGCCTGGGCGATCTCCTCGGCCTGCTGGAAGCTGTAGCCTCCGGCGCCTCCATTATTCCCGGCATTTCCCTGGCTGCCGTTGCCGTTCCCAGCGTTTCCACCCTGGCCTCCGCCAGAGCCGCCCTCGCCGCCGTTGTCAAAGAGCTGAAGGTTAAAATGCTTTTTCATTGGGTCATTCCTCCGTTTTTGTAATGTGTCGTGAACATTCCCGCCGGCTCAGAGCCCGGCGTCTGCTCATAATAAAAGCGCCTCGCGGCGCTCAAATTATCGTTATTTCTCCATAGCTGTCCCGGATGCCTTCCAGGCCCAGGACATAAGTGCGGACCAGCGCCTGGCCGATCTCATTCAGATCCGACCAGCTGATGACAGTGCTGCCCGGGCTGACGCTCTCCTGGATCTCGATGCCCGCCACCTCGCGCAGCCCCTCGATCAGTGTGAGGGTCAGCGCCGAGACGCCGGCGCAAATTATGTTGTGCCCGGGAGACGCCCCAGGGAGCCGCTGTGCGTGCCCTGAGACGGTGATCCCGGTGTCCTTGACGTTTATCCGGATCATGTGCTTGCCCCCTTCTGAGCGGCGTCCTGGGCCGCTCTGCGCTGCTTCTCGGCGCGTTCTTTCGCACGGTTGGCCGCTTTGGCCGCCTGCTCGGCCTGCCATTGCGCGTAGACCTGCGGGCTCGGTGAGATCCTGCCCGGGGTGCGTCCCGTGTAGATGCGCTCCGTCTGCTCCTCCAGGCCCATCGCCTTCGAGAAGCTGCGGTACTGCTCCAGCTGGGCCTGGTACTTGCACTGGGCGATGGTGATGTCTTCCTTGTCAGCCCCTCCGGCACGAAGGAGCTGCACCTGCTCACGCCGGGCCCTCATGGCCGTCTCCATCTGCCTCTGCTTCTGGGTGGCCTCGTAGGTGGTGTACTCCTTGCCACGGAAGCGGCGCGGAGTGTTCTCCCTGGCGTTCTGTTCTTCCAGCCATTCGTCGGTGTAGAGCCGCTCGCTCACTCCGGGGATGAAGGGGTAGTAGGTGTGGCGGCAGTTCCAGCCCAGCAGGCCCGGACCGGTGCCCAGGCCGCACTTGGTCGTCAGCTGCTCCTTGGTGTAGACCTTGCCCTGCCATGCAGCGTGATCCGGACGAGCCCCGGCGTGCCATGTGACCTCGAAGTAGTTGGTCCCCAGCCGCTGGGCGTTCAGATCAGTGACGTGACCGGTGAGCTGGCCGAAGCCAGTGAGCAGAGCACGACGGGCGGCCACGTCCACGCGATTGTGCCAGCCGCTGGCGTAGTCCACGCCGTAGTCGCTGCCGCCATCGCTGAAGGCGTGGTCGGTCCGGAGCCCGGAGGCTGTCATCTGGCTGACCATGCGGCGGACCAGCGTGTTGTAGTCGTAGGCGCCGTTGGCCATGCCGGTGATGGCGTCGTCCAGGTAGCCGTTGTAGACATCGGCCAGGGGCGTGAAGACTTTCCCGCCGTGGCCATTGTCCAGCATGAAGCCGGTGCTCTTGGTGATGTTGTAGAGCTCCTCGCTGGACTGCTGCACCAGGGCGTCCGTGATCTGCTGGAGCTCGGGGTTTTGCTCGTAGGGGATGAACTCCTTGCCGATCTGCTCGTAGAGGCTGCGGTCGCGGGTATATTCCCGCTCGATGACCTCAGCGTAGAGCCGGCGGACTTCCTCCTCGTTTCCGTCCACGGCCTTCCGGATCAGGTCCTCGATGTCCTGGGTGCTGTTGCCCAGGATGATGAGGCGCTGGATCTGCCAGTCGGCCGAGTCGGTGATTGTGCCGGCCTTCCGGATCCGGCGGATGATGTCGTCCATGATCGCCATCTCCAGGTCCCGGAAGCGCTTCTCGACGCCGGCAGCCAGTAGGTCGTGGTAGCTCTGATCCATTACATCAGAACGCCGGCGGACTGGTCAGGCAGCTTGCCGGCTGCGACCTCCTCCGTCTCGCCGTACCACTTCGCGCGGTACTCCGGCAGGCCCATGGCGCCCATGGCGACGTCTTTGCGGTCCTCGGCTCTTTCCGTCTGCTTGTCTTCGATGATGGAGTCGTCGAAGTCGATCACGATGTCGGTGTTCTCCACCAGGCCGGGCACGTTGGCAGTCTTGCCCAGGCGGATGATCGTGCGGATCAGATCGGTGAGAACGTCCTGGAGGATGATCTCATGCTTGCGGATCGTGCGGTACATATCGGAGTTTTCGCTGATGACCTGGGTGGCCGTCGCGACCGTGCCGCGCTCGAAGCGGTAATACTGGGTGCCGAAGCCGCACTTGAAGGAGAGCAGGTTCAGGTCGTTGTTGATGGCCTGCTCGTGCTGCTCGGTCCTCAGCTCCATGTTGACCTCATGCAGCGCTTCCTTGGTGTTCTTGAAGTAGTCCTCCGGCAGCGTGTAGAAGACGCTGTCGTCGGGGTCGAATACCTGGGAGCCGTTGGCGTCGGTCAGCATCTCAGGCGCCACGAAGATGCGCTTGCGGCCGAGGGTGAACTCGTTGGCGTAGCTGTCGTACTCCAGGTCGATCTTGGCCAGGACGTCGATGCTGTTGGCGAAAAGCGCCACGCCCATCGGGTTGGTGTCGTCCTCGTCCACATTGTTCGCGATGTTCAGCTTGTCGATGATGAACTGGGGCTGGTTGGAGCCGGTCTCGACTCTGGCAGCCAGGCCCTCGAAGTGCGGGATCGCGTTCCACTCAGCGGGCGTCAGATCTCGGCCAGCACCGGAGGAGCACTCCACGACGCTGTTCTCGATGACGTACTGATAGCCGAGATCGTTGCCGTCCTCGTCCTGCCAGGGCTCCAGCTTGTGGTGCTGGAGCTGGACGTACTTCTTGCGCTTGTATGTCTTCGGAAATGCGAAGATGACCTCGGTGATCCTGGAGTTCTCCCAGGCTGTGGGGTAGATGTTCTTGGCCACCACATAGTCCAGCTTGATGTCAGCGCTCAGGACGCTGCCGTCTTCGGCCACTTCCATGTTGGTCAAATACGGGACATAGGCCACGGTGCCGCAGGCAGCCTTGCGCTCCTGGTACTCGTTGCCCTGCACGGTGAAGTTCGCAGCATCGAGAACGCTGCGGACGAACTTGGCCGTGGCCTCGTCCTTGATGGTGATGGTGACGCGCTCGTTCAGCAGCAGGTCGCTGATGTCCTCGCAGATCTTCTTCGCCATGCCCAGGCTCTTGCGATGGCAGCGCTCATACTGCCCGGTGCCATGGTAGACACGGTACTGGTGGAAGCGCTTGACGTTCGCCCTGTACCAGCTGTCCCACATGGCGATCTTGCTGTAGAAGGAGCTGTCGATGGTGTCGATGCCCTTCTTTTTGAAATACTCGAAAATGTTCATTTTATGACTCCTTCCGGCTCCTCCTCTTTATCCCTAACGGGCAGGTAGTTCTTGATTTTCGACCACATTCCCATGACCAGGTAGCGGATGGCGTCCATGCCATGATCGTCCTGCTTCACGGGCTCCTCGCGGCCCCTCTCGATGCTTTTCTTGTCGTACTCATAGAGACCGAACTCCCGGACGGCGTTCTCCTGGTCTGGCGACACGGTCATCATCTTGAAGGTCAGGAGCTTCTGCACTCGGGAGATCCCCAGCGCCACGTCGTTCTCGGCGTCGCGGATCAGCACGTTGTAGCCGATGCCCCTGGTGGCCCGCTTGATCTCCTCCATCAGACCACGGGCCGAGGGGTCGATGAAGGTATAAAAATAGCTGCATGAGTAGGTCTCATGCAGCTCGTCCAGGAACTTGACGAAGTCCTTGGCGTATTCGCTCGGGCTTTTCTGCGTGCCGGACTCCCGGCCGCTGTGATAATATTCGCCCAGGCCCTCCAGCCGGTGCAGCGACTCATTGAGCCCCGCCGCCTGGTAGGTGGTGGCGTTCTGCTGGCCATAGTCCACGCCGACGCCGATGATCCGGTAGCGCTCCTGCGACGGTCGGGCGATGGAAGCATCGCCGAACATATAATAGATCAGTTCATCGACGCCGATGGAGAGCCCCAGCCAGAGCCAGCGCCACTGCCGCTCGTCGAGCTCCCGGAGGATCTCAGCGGACTCGATCAGCTTGGCACCCAGCCAGTCAGGAGGGACGTCCCGGTAGTCCACATGGACGTGGATGCAGTCCGGGCGCTTCTCCATCTTCCGGCACCAGACCACCACGGGGGCGTTGGGGTTCTTCGGTGGGTTGTAGAGGTAGAGCATCTGGAAGCCCTCGGCGTTGCCTCTGATGAAGGTCGCCTCGATGTTCTGGAGCTCGTCCTCGCCCTCGCCGTCAGTGAAGAACTCGCTGACCTCGTCCAGCAGGACGATCTTGATGGGCTTGTTCTCGTCGATGATGCCCTTGGTGTCGTCTATGCTGTCGGATCCGGTGAAGTAGATGGTGTTGCCGTTTGGCTTGTATGTGATTTCCATGGGGCTGACCGTGATCTTGAACAGGCTCTCCGGCAGCCCCAGGCGCTTGATGGCTCGCTTGATTTCTTTGTAGACCGTTTTCCGGAGCTTGTTGTGGCGCTTCCGGATGACCACGGCGGAGCAGTCTTCCTCGCTGACGATCTTATACACGACCTCGATGGCAGCCTCTGAGGACTTGGTGCCTGCTCGCCCAGAGGTCAGGATCTTGTGCGTGTGCTCCCGGTCATTGAAGGCCGGCCAGAACTTCGGGATGATCAGGTCACTGATGCGGGTCGTGCGTGTCATTGATGATCACCACCTTCCCCGCGTCATCGGAGCCGTCGTTCAGCTTCGCCTTCAGCAGCTGCAGGCGTGCTTTCTGTTCCTCCGTCGCTGCCTCCCAGTCCTTGTGCAGCATCTCATCGTATTGTTTGATTAGGCCCCGGAGCTCACTCTGAGCGCGTGCCTGAGCCTTCATAAAGTTGGCTTGCTTGTCCCAGGCCTGCTGGACTTCCCACTTCTCGCCCCAGGACTCGGCGCCGCTGCGATCCTCGATCTTCTCGATGGTCTTGTCTTCAGCGTCTTTGACGTAGGCGATTTTCTGGGCCCGGATGATGGCAGCGTAGGCCAGCTGGATCTGGGTCCATAGGAGATCCAAGGGAGAGGAGTCAGCTGTGAGATGCAGCAGCTCCAGCGTCTCCTCCGGCAGATACTTGGACAGGAAGCCGAACTTCTCGGCGTTCTTGTTACCGGGGGGCCCGGTGGCGTTCTTGTTACCTGGCTGCCCTCCTCGTTTGCGAGCGTTCGGTTTTTTAGGTTGCGAGCGCTCGGTTTCTTCGGGGGCGTCCCATTTGTAGGTGCATTTCCATCGGCGGACAGTCCCCTCCGGGATGTCCAGCTTCCGGGATATTTCTATGAGTTTAAGGCCCTGCCGATACAATGCAAGGGCCTCGTCCACTTTCGAGTTCCTTGCTTTTGGCATGGTCTCGCCGCCTCCTATTCGTCGTTTCGGTAAACGTAAAAGAGCAGGCCCTCTTGGTCCTGCTCTCATTCGTCCACTTTACCAGTATAACACATTCTGATTTGCAATGTTCGCCGACTTTCTAAAAGTCGTTCAGCAGCTCGTCCTCGGCCTCCTGGATGCGCTTGGTGGCCGTGTCGAAGTATTGGTCGGACAGTTCCATCCCGATGAAGCTCCGGCCGGTTTTAACGGCCGCCACGCCGGTGCTGCCTGATCCCATGAAGGCGTCCAGAACAGTGCCGCCCGGGGGACAGATGGCCAGAAGGCTCTCCAACAACTCCACGGGCTTCTCAGTCTGATGGAAGCGCTGCTTCGGCGCCACTATGGGGACATGGTAGACGCCCGGCAAGGCCTTGGTGCCTTTAGCAGCCTTCCAGTCAATAGGCAGATCGCCATTAGAGCACCAGACCACGAACTCGCAGTCGTTCCGGAAGCGTCCCGGCTGGTTTCTGCTGATGCCCTTGTCCCATACGACGACGCCCCTCCACACCCAGCCGGCCATCTGCACGGCGTCCGTCATCGCGGGGAGGTTTCTCCAGTCCACGAACATCTCCAGGATCCCCCCCTCCCTTGTCTTTTGCCTCAGCTCGCTGCACACCCATCGCATAAAGGCCGTGAAGCTCCGCTGGTCCATGTTATCGCCGGAGAAGGCCGGGAGCCTGGCGGCCCCGTTGAAGTCGTTGTCGGTGTACTTGGCCGTCGTGCTGGCCTTGCGGTCGCCGGCATGAGTTCCGCCGGAGGAGTAGGGAGGATCGCAGAGGATCAGGTCCACGCTGCCAGGCTCCACCTCTTTCAGCATTGCCAGACAGTCGCCATGCAGGAGTCGTATCATCCTAAAACCTCCCCCAGATGGGTGACGCCCATCTTCCTGAAATGATACGCCCTGCGGACGCTGTAGTTGATGGCGTCGGCCACCTCGGTCATTGGTGCCCGTGCTATGTAGAACTCGGTCAGCACGGTCCTCTCGTAGTCGTCCTCCAGCGTCTCGATGGCGTCGCTGATCTCGATGACCAGGGAGGCCTTCTCACGCCGGAGCTGCTCGATCTCTCGGTCCAGCTCGTCCACTCTGGCGATGACGTCGGCCATCTTATCGGTCGGAGTGCTCTGGACCCTGTCACGGTCATAGCGGATGGCGCCAGGCAGCAGGCAGGCCCTCAGCTCGTCCCGCTGGGTCTCTTTCCGTCTGATGATGATCTCCTTGCGGCGGATCTGCATCAGGAAGTCATAAGTCTCGTTTAGGTCCATGGCAGTGCTACCTCCTTTGTGAGAAGCTGCTCCAGGCCCACGACGATCTTGTCAGTGCCCAGGGCGAAGCCCAGCTCGCGGTTGGCTCCCTTCGAGTCCTCCCAGCCTGGAAGCTGCACCAGGTAGTCGGCAGTGGCCAGGAGCTCCATGTCGATCTTCATGATGTCCTCGTAGCTCATCTGGTCGAGAGGGAGAGCCGCTCCCAGCTCGGCGGGGTTGATGACGTTGTAGCCCATCTCCTTCAGCGCGGCGGCAGCCTTCGCAAACTGACGCCTGTAGTCTTTATGGCCCGTAATGGGGCCGCTTAAATATCCGATCATCTGAAAACCCTCCCTGTCTTTTTGTGTTTTATCGTGATGCGGCCGACTATTTCAAAGCCGGCCATGTCGGCCAGCAGGCGGAAGGTGTGGATCAGGTCCTTGCTCTTGCGCTCGGCCTCATTTTCTTCTTGTATGATGCTTTTGGTTCCGTGGTAGGCTGTCAGATCGAGATAGCCTTCCTCGTTTCTTCTTGGGTCGCTCATTGCGTTCTCCTTTCTTTCAGTGCTGCCATCAGAGCCGCCTGGCTCGTGTCCTTAGCCTCCAGGGCGTCCATGACCTGCTCGTCTACGGTGCCCTCCGCGATCAGATGGTGTATAATAACCGGCCGTTCCTGGCCCTGCCGGTAGAGGCGGGCGTTGGCCTGCTGGTAGAGTTCCAGGCTCCAGGTCAGACCGTACCACACGATCACGTGGCCGCCTTCCTGAAGGTTGAGTCCATAGCCCACGCTGGCCGGATGCGCCAGGAGCACCTGGACATTGCCAGCGTTCCACTCTGCGATGTCCTCCGGGCCGTCCAGCGTCCGGGCTCCTGGGATCGCTGCCTGGATGGCGGCCAGGTCGTGCTTGTAGCTGTAAAATACCAGGACGGGGCTGTCGGTGGTGTCGATGATCTCCAGCAGCGCCTCCAGCTTTGCATCATGCAGCCGGACGACGTTGCCCTCGTGGGAGTAGACGCTGCCGTTGGCGATCTGTAGGAGCTTGGTCATCACGGCGGCTGCGTTCAGAGCGACCACGTCCTCGTCGTCGATGTGAAGCAGCTGCTCGGCCTCCATGGTCTTGTACTGCTTCATCTCCTGGGGGCTCAGCTTGACCGGGATCCGGTTGTCGATCCGCTTCGGCAGCTTCAGGTAGTCGGCCGCGCTCATGCTGATGCAGATGTCGCTGATGGCGGCCTCGATCTTCTCCCTGGCTCCCCGAAGGGGCTCCCACTTGAAGACGATGTAGCCGTTCCGGGCTCCCGGCCGGAAGTATTTCTCGCGGTAGGCTCCCAGCGTCTGGCCCAGCCGCTCGCCACGGTCCAGCAGGTAGATCTCAGCCCAGAGATCCATGAGACCGTTGGCCGAAGGGGTGCCGGTCAGACCGACGACCCTGCTCACCCTCGGCATGACCTTCCGGAGAGCCCGGAAGCGTTTGGCCTGGGGGTTTTTGAAGCTGGAGAGCTCGTCGATCACGATCATGTCGAAGGGCCAGCCGGTCTTCAGCTTCTGGTAGAGATCCACCAGCCAGACCACGTTGTCGCGGCCGATGACGTAGATGTCGGCGTCCGTGGCCAGAGCCCGGCGCCGCTGCTCCGGCGATCCCAGCACCTTGCTGACACGAAGATGGCGAAGGTGGTCCCACTTGGCGTGCTCTCGTGTCCAGGTGTCCTCGGCCACTCGCTTCGGCGCGATGACCAGGACGCGATCCACCTCGAACATCTCGTTGATCAGGATGTCGATGGCGGTCATGGTGATGACAGTCTTGCCGAGTCCCATCTCCAGCAGCATCCCGGCCTTCGGGTGCTCCAGGATGAAGTTGGTGGCCCTGGTTTGGTAGTCGTGGGGGGTGTACTTCATCAGCCGATCACCTCCCAGATCCAGGCTCGCGCCTCCTTCATGCCTGCGATCACTGCCACGTTGCAGCCCAGCTTTCGGAGTCGTTCAATCTGCCATTCCTGGATCTTTGTCGGGGCCTCGCCGTCCTTCTTCAGTTCGATAAACCACACCTGGCCCCCCGGCAGTATTGCGATCCGGTCAGGCACGCCATCATTGCCGGGGCTGGTGAACTTCAGCGCGATGCCTCCCATTTGCTCGATTTTCTGCCGCATCCATTTTTCAATATCTCGTTCGCGTTCCATGCGTGTGTCCTCCTGTGGTAACGAGGCCCCCGGAAAAAGTTCTATAATGCGCGTATGTGCTCTCGCGGGTGCCCGTTTTCGTGTGTGTAGGGTAATTTTTTAATAATCTATATAAAAACCTTGTTACCTCGTTACCGCTTGCCTTTTTTCCCTTGCGGTTGCTGGCTTTTTGGCGGTAACGTGTGGGGTAACGTGTGGGGTAACGACGGCGGCGTCGTTACCATTTGCCGTCGCTGGCGGTGGTAACGAGCCCCAGGTGGTCACGATCCCGATCCTGGGGCCTCGTTACCGTTACCAGCAGCCCGGACGAACACGCGCTGCTTGCCGTAGTCCTTGATCCTCATGGTGGCGTTTGATGGTCTTTCCCACTCTGGCAGCCTTGCCATGATGGCGGCGATCTCGTCGCCGTCCTTCCTTGTCCAGTAGTTCTTTGGGCGTCCGAAGCACTCGCAGAAGATCTCCATGGCGCTGACTTTCGTGCGCTGCATGGTGCCCTTGGTGTCCGGGCTCAGAACGTCACGCTGCTGGAAATAGTCCACGCGCTGATTCAGGTCCCAGTTGTACCAGTCCTCCGGGAGCAGGGTGTCCAGGTAGTCGATGACCTGGCCCTCGCGCTCGTCGTACATGAGCGCCGCCTGCTGCGCCTTGGCCGCTTCCTTCTCCATGGCTGCGTCCAGGTAGGAGGTCTCGCCCTCCGCCACGAAGATCATGGCCTCGGCCCAGATCTGGCTGCGGGTCTCCTCGGTCATATCCCAGACAGAGAGTGAGCCCCCGCCGTTGACGGTGACGGGCCAGAAGCGCCGGTTGCCGGTGGCGTCTCTCAGGAAGCCGGTGGTGCTGTTTGTGGTGCCGCAGATGATGGCTGTCCTCGGGTGGCGCTCCACCACGCGGCCGTAGGCTGCGCGGTACTCGTCCACCTGGCGGCTGATGAAGCCCTTCATGACGTCGACGTCGGCCTTCCTGGTGCCCTGCATCTCGCCGATCTCCATGATCCAGACGCCTTGCAGCTTCTCAGCTGCGGTCTTGTCCCTGGTGTCGGCCAGACTGAGGGAGTCACTAAACCATTTCCCGCCCAGCTTCCGGAGCAGGGTGCTCTTGCCGATGCCGGGCTTGCCATCCAGGACCAGGACCGTGTCGAACTTGCAGCCAGGCTCCAGCACGCGCTGGATGGCTCCGATCAGGGTCTTCCTGGTGACGGCGCGGACGTAGGCGGAGTCCTCGGCGCCCAGATAGTCGACCAACAGCGTGTCCACTCTCGGCACGCCGTCCCACTCGGGCAGGTTTTGGATGTACTCCCGCAGCGGGTTGAAGCGGCGCTTGTCCGTGACGATGGTCAGCGCCTTGGTGAAGCGATTCTCCGGGAACTGGACGCCGTACTGGTCGACCACATATCCATAGAGGAGGGCGTCGTCAGCGTCGCGCCAGTATTTGCTCGGGCGGCTCCAGGGCAGCTTGCCCTTGACCTCGATGGCGCCGCTCAGCTCATTGTGCCGGATCCCCTGAAGGGCGGGGTCGTTCTCCAGGATCAGCACGGCGTTGGTGATCAGCGGCTTGATGGATCCGCTCTCAGAGAGGACGAGCTTGGTTTCCCAGTCTTCCTCTGGCTCCGGCAGCGGCTCGCCCTCGAAGTCGAGCACGGCCTTCGCCCTGGCGTCGCTCGCGAGCGTCATGCGAACGCTCGGATCCTCCGCGGCGAACTTGGCCATCTCCTTGTAGCTGGGGCGCTCGCTGCCGCTCCTGTCCTCCTTGCCGTCGTCCAGGTCGCTGAACTTGTGGAGGCGGACGAGGTCGAAGGCGTTGCAGAGCTGGCCGCCGGCCGGGTCGGTGCTGTGGTTGGAGTAGGCGAAGACGTCGCCGTCATAGACCACGAGGCCGGCAGCAGTTGAGCCGGCTGCGTAGGTGTAGCGGTCCTCTTTGGCCGTCTGGGTGTAGACGTCCGGCAGGAACTTGGCGATGGCCTGGGTGATCGTATAGGTGCGGCAGAAGGCGCCCACGATGCCCTTCTTGGCCAGCGGGTCGCCTTGTTTGTCTGCTTGGCGCTTTCGGATCCCGGCCATGCGGGACGACTCCGGCCAGTAGCTGGTGTCGGTCCAGTCCGGGTACTCGGCCAGGATGGAGTCGGCCGCCAGGAAGGGGGCGTCGTAATATTGGAAGAAGGGCTCGACATCCACGCTATGGCTCGGCCAGTACATCAGACGGGTCGGCTGGAAGGTGGAGTCGTCGAAGTAGTCGATGCCGATCTTCTCGGCGATCTTGCGGGCGATGGCCTCGTACTCGTCCGGCGTGACCTCTCTGTCGAGGGGCATGATCAGACGGTAGCGGGGCTTCGCCTTGGTGTGCTTATGTGTGGAGTAGACCGCCAGGGCGTTGTCGATCTCCAGGTTGTCGATGATGTTGTCCCAGAACTCGGCCGGAGGGAAGTCCAGGTCGAGGGTGAGCAGCTGGCGGGCCGTGACGTAGCCGGTCTTGCGGCGGCCATCCCTCAGATGACCGCCGACGAAGCCGCCGATGTCCTTGATCTTGTCCTGCTGCTCCTTGCTCATCTTCATGTACTCGGCGTGGGTCTCCGTGGTCTCCATGGAGCGGGAGAGTTTATTCAGGAGAGCCGCCCAGCTCATGGTCTTATTTTTCCAGGAGGTCTCGAAGCGGCTGCGGCCGGTCGAGATCAGGAGGTCGCCGTTGTACTTGACCCTGAACAGGGGCAGGGTGAGTTTTTCCGCTGTGTTGGTCATGGTCTCAGCACCTCCGCGTTCTGTCTTAATTTCTCAGCTGTGGCCTCAGCGGCCTCGAACTCGCGCTTTTTCTTCCGGAAGGCTGAGAGAGCTCCGGAGCGCTCGGCGGTCAGCTTCTTCAGCTGCTCCCGCTCCTCGTGCAGCCGTTCAGGGTAGCCCAGCTGTCGGGCCTTCTTCGGCTGCTCTTTGATGCAGGCCCGGAGGGTAGTGATCCGGCGCTTGGCCGTCTCGATCTGCGGCTCCAGGTCCGCTGCTTTTTGGTGGTGGTTTACTGCCTCGTTGGCGAGGCTCTTGCGGCCGTCCAGGAGCTCCTGGGCTCGGCTCTCGCAGGCCCCGGCCAGCTGCATCCGGATGACGTCCTGATGCTCAAAGTCCAGGGCGACCACCCGGAGGAGCTTCCGGATCCTGGCTGCACTTGTTGGGAAAAAGGCGTCCGGGTTGATGGTCATGTGGCCGGTCTCCCAGCGTATAGTGATAGGCTCCATCGTTGTCCTCCTTGCTTTGTAGATAGTCTATGGCGGGGGCACGAGGCCCCCGGGATTTATGATAATTTGATCAGGAAAGCCGGGCGGACGCCGAAGGAGTGCGAGGCGCCCCAGTAGTAGGCATTGCCGTCGCTGTCGACAATGCAGAAATACGTCGCGGACCCCTGGCGGATGTTCTGGATCCATCCCCACTCGTAGCTCTCGCCCTTGCGTTCGGCGATGCGGTTGGCGCGTTCCTTCATCAGAGGCCACTGCTCGCAGTCGTCAGGCTCCACGGCGCCGGAGTTGTACCAGTCGTCGTGCCCGAACAGCTCGCCGTAGAAGGGCAGGCGGAGCAGGTCGCCATTCTTGAAGGGCACCAGCTCCAGGGGCGCGAACTCGTCGAGGATCTTGCCGCTGTTCAGCTCTTTGCGGAGATCGCTGGCGTCGTAGCCGCCCGCGTTGGTGTTCTTTTTGTTCATCTGCATGGCCTTGTCCAGATACTGATCCAGCAGGAACAGGGCCAGGCCCTCGCCGACCAGCTTCTGGCAGGTGGCAGTGTAATGGCCGACCTCGATGCGGTCGCCGATCTGGATCTCGTTGGTTTCGATGGTCATGGTGCGGGTGATTTTCATTTGTGTGTCCTCCTTAGTCTTTCATGTAGAACGGGGTCTCGTAGCCGTCACCCCGTAATGGTAAACCGGGCGCCCAGGGGATCGCCTCGCCCATGCAGGCGTTGATCCGCTCCAGCGCGTCGGCGTCTTCGATTGGCACGTCAACGATCATCTCGTCATGGACGTGCATCACGATGTTATAGCCCAGAGCTGCGACCCTCTGCATGGATATGGCCAGGCAGTCTCTGGCGATGGCTTGGGTGATGTTCTCGACCAGCTTGCCGCCGTAGGTCTCAGTCTCTCCCCATTGCTTGGTTTCCTGATTGACTCCCATGTAGACGATGTGCTCGCGGCCGTCCCTCGGGTCCATCTTCAGGCGGGTGTTCCAGTAGCAGAGCTTCCGGCCGCTGGGCAGCTTGATGAACAGGTTGCTGTTGATGTAGCCGAAGGCGATGCCGTTCTTCAGCCGGACGGTGCGGTGTTCCTCGATGACTGTCCTGGCTGCCAGCTCGCAGTTGCGCCAGAGCTTCACCACGTTGGGGTTGGCCCCCCGCCACTGGTCCACGACGCTCTGGAGCTCGTCCTCCGGGATGGTGCCGCCTTTGTCCATGCGTTTCATGGCGCCGACGCCGCCCTGGTAGCCGCAGGCCAGCACGGCGACCTTGCCCTTCTGGCGGAGGTGGCTGTTGGCTCCGTGCTTTTCCACGGGCACGTGGTACATCATGGAGGCGGTCTCGCAGTAGATGTCCTTGCCCTGCCGGAAAGCCTCCAGGGTCCATTCCTCGCCGGCGATCCACGCCAGCACGCGGGCCTCGATGGCCGAGAAGTCAGAGACCACGAAGCGGCAGCCCTCTGATGGGATGAAGGCCGTCCGGATCAGCTCGGAGAAGACGAAGGCCGTCTCGCCGAACAGGGTGCCCATGGTCTCGAAGTCTCCCTCGGCCGCCAGCTCGCGGGCCAGAGCCAGATCCGGCAGCGTGTTCTTGGCCAGGTTGTGCGTCTGCACCAGGCGGCCGGCCCAGCGCCCGGATCGGTTGGCGCCGTAGAACTGAAGGATGCCTCGCAGCCGGTGATCCTGGCAGTGTGCCACCAGCATCGTGCTGTACTTGGCCACGCTGGTCTTGCCCAGGGCGGTGCGGATCTCCAGCACTCTCCGGACGACGTCCGGGAGCTCCGGATCTCGCAGCGCTTCGGCGATGGTGTCCTTGGTGACGCTGGTCATCTCCACGCCCTGCTCTGCGAGCCAGCGCTTCAGTTGGGCCAGGCTGTTCGGGTTTTTCAGTCCGGTGAGCTCCTGGGCTTCCTCCTGGAGCTCCTGCCGGCGCCGGGTGTCATACTCGACGATCTTCTCGACCATGGGGATGTCGAGCGCCACGCCGTTGTCGTTCATGTGTTGGTCCAGAGCCCAGAGCTCCTGCTCTGACTCCGGTGTCTTGTAGATGGATAGCTTCCGTAGGATCTCCTGCTCTGTCACGACGTCCTGCCGGTTGTAGCCCTTGTAGAGCTGCCACTTGGCCGGATCATGCTGCGGGAGGTTGCGCGTCCTCTGGCCGTTGGTCCGGGTCGGCTTGCACGGCTTCGAGAAGAACTGGATCAGGGCCTTGCCCTGGGGATCCTTTAGCTTCTCGGGAGGAAGGCCCAGCGCCTCGCCGGCGCCTGCCAGGTTGCCCGGCAGGCCCAGCGTCAGCGCCTTGACCATTGTGCAGCGCCACTCCTCCGGCGGCATGGGCTTCCGGAGCCACTTGGCCAGACAGGTGCGCTCGAAGTTCGCGTTGAAGGCGGTCTTGACGATCTGGGGATCGAGGAGGGCCTCGCAGAACTCGGCCATCATGTCAGGATCAGCATCGAAGCAGTCGATGGTCTTGACGTCGTCCTCGCCCCAGTCGTCGAAGATGTACGAGATGAGCAGGATGTCGAAGTCAGGCGCCTCCACGTAGGCGTAGACGCCCGCCTCGGTCAGATCCACGGAGCTATAGGTTTCTATATCCACGCCCATAACTCGGTGCATCTGTATGTCCTCCTTAGAAGTCCTCGTCGTCCTCGAAGTCGTCGCCGCCGAAGTCGGACTCGGCGGAAGCACGGGCAGCGCCCAGGCGGTCGTCGTCCTTCAGCTTCTGGATGTTATTCAGGCCGACGCCGATGCCCTTGTTGCCGTTGGTGTTGAAGGGGAAGAAGTTGATGGAGGCGCGGCCCCAGCAGCCGGAGTAGACCTCGTCGGGGTCCAGGATCTCGTTCAGATCCTTGTCCACGATGCCGGGCTTCTGGGTGCTGTTGCAGTTGAGGAAGTACATACCCTCGTACTCAGGAGCCTCGTCAGCACGCTCGGCGTCGCCGTCGCGCAGGGGCAGCTTCAGGTTGGCAGGCTTCTTGCCGCCCCACTTGGAGCTGATACCGTCCTGGACAGCTGCGTCGATGGCTGCCTTGATCTTCTTGATGGTGGCCTTGTCCTCTTTAGGGATCAGCAGGCACACGCTGTACTTGGCGTCCTGGCCAGCCTGGAAGGCGCGGCTCTTGAAGATGTTCACATAGCTGAAACGAACTTTTCCGGTGATAACTTTGGTAGTAGACATTTTATAATCCTCCTTAATTTAGAACGGCGCGACTTCGTCGTCGCCGGTGGTGAAGTCGGCCTTGGCCGCTTCGGTTGTGTTGATGGCTTCGCGCTTATCAGACTCCGGCACGAGGACCGGCTTGCCTGCTGGTTTGATCAGCAGGTCGCCCAGGGTGGCGGCCAGCTTCTTCTTGCCGACGAGCTTCTCCATCTCGGTGATGCCGTAGAGCTTGCGCTGGTAGAGCATCGCCTCGTCGAAGCCGGCGGCCTTCAGTTTGTCGGCCACCTGGATCTCGTCGGCGTACTTGCGGTTGCTGCGGCCTTCGACCAGCTTCCAGCCGTCGAAGTGCTCACCGGCCAGGGCCTGCTCCAGAGCGTACTCGCTGACCTCCTCGGCCCACTTCTTCAGGTGGTCGGCCTTGGCCAGCACTTCGCCGATCTCCTCGTTGGAGAGCAGCGGGGGCTTCTGGAACTCCATCCGGGCCAGATCCAGGTTGAACTCGGCACGCTTGCGGCAGCGGGCCTTCGCCGGGCAGAAGCGGCACCAGTCGCCGGCCACGAAGTAGTCGGAGCCCTCCATGGCCATGATGGCGCGGGGCGCGACTTCCTCCTCGCCCCAGAGCAGCAGCTCCTTCAGGATGACGACCTCGCTGTCAACGTGATCGAGGCGGGGCTGCACGACGGTGGTCTTCACGGTGTCGAAGTCGTAGAGATCGCCGAACAGAGAGACGGCGCCCAGGCCGTAGAGGCGGAACTGGGGGTTGTTCTTGGCCTCGACCTTGATGCCTTTGCCGTACTTCAGGTCGATGACCTGGATCATGCTGCCGCCGATGATCACGGCGTCGGAAGTGCCGAAGCCCTCCGGGATCCACTGGGAGAGATCGAGGCGCTGCTCGATCATCAGCTCGGCGCCTTCGCCGGCTGCGACGAACTCCTCCAGGACGGTCTCGACATAGAAGTCGGTGGCCTCGTCCATCTCGCCGTTGTAGTAGTCGTCCTGCTGGATCTTGGCCAGGCGCTTCTTGTACTGGGCGTCGGTGATCTCATGCAGGACGTGGCGGAGCTTCAGCTCTGCCAGGTTGTGGGCGACTGTTCCCTCGTCGGCGTAGCTGCTGGAGCCGGGATCCGGGCACTGATCAGACAGGGCGACGGATCCGGGGCAGTTGATCCAGCGGTACGCGGCCGACGCGGAGCAGCGGGCGTGCTTAGTCGGCATTGGTTTCCTCCTTTGCTGCTTCCATGAGCTTCGGCAGGTCAGCGAGTGCGACCTCGGTGAGCTTGCCCTTGCCGGTCTGCTCGTTGATGAGTTCCGCCGCGCGGTTGTAGCCGCACTTCTTGTTGAGGGCCGCGAGCTGCTTGCGGACGGTGATGCGGAAGTCCTCGGTCACTGCCGGAGCACTCTCATCGGGTGCAGGGTCGTCAGCAGGCTCAGGAGCGGGCTCAGCTGCCGCAGGGGCGGCCTTTTCGGTCTTCTTGGCGTTCTTCTTAGGGGCAGGGGTCTCAGGTGCTTCCTGGGGCTCCTGGACGGCCTCAGCGGGTGCAGGTGCCGGAGCGTCTGCGGCTTCCTTGGGTGCCTGGGCGAGCAGGCTCGGGGACTCGATGCCCATGTACTGCTTGAACTCGTCCAGATTTGCAAATTCGACGGTGATCTTCATGCTTATTTCCTCCTTGTTTGTGCTATAATGGGGCTGTGTTCTCTTGGGCTCCGGGGCATTAGCTCCGGGGCTCAATCTTTTTGCGCAGCCATAGGCACCACCTCCTTCACAGTCTCAGACTCCTCGGCCTCTGCGGTTTCCATGCTTCTCAGGATCGCCCGGTAGGCCGAGCGGGCCAGCATTGTCAGGTCAATGTCTTCCATGCGCTTGTCCTCCATCAAAAGATGAATAACATTCAACTTTTATTCTAAAAAAATAAGCGACTTTTCTTCTGCACTTTCAATGTGCAGCAGCTCGCAGAGTTTCTTGATCTCGTTCTGGCGAAAGTCCGAGACGTTCTCGATTTTCATAGTTAGCGCGGCCCGGCTTATGCCCAGATAATCAGCGATGTGCTGGAGCTTCAGGCCGCTGGCTTTGATACGCTGTCTGAGCAGCACTGTGTTCGTCATACAATCCTCCTCTCTTACAGTCCCAGGCAGAGCAGTCGGAAGGTCTCCACGCCCTTCGGGGTCAGTAGTGTCTGGCAGCCAGCCCAGCCGGTCTTCTGATTGGTGGATTGCTTCACATCAAAGAGGCCGTCCGACTTCTTGTTGGCGTAGGGGAGCAGGTTGCCCTTCTTGTCCCGGTAGAGGTAGCCGTGGTCTACCATGAAGCCGATCAGGGCTTTGCGTTTGACCCCGATTTGCTTGGCCGCCTCCGTGAAGTTGGTTAGCAGGTTGCGGTCTACCAGGTCGTCAAAATATTCGGCCTTTGGCTGCATGATCTGCTTGTCCACGGTGAGTGCAGAGATCTCAGCGGCCTGGGCCTGGATGCGAGCCTCGCGGTCTGCGATGGTCTGCTGTGCGACCATGAGCGCCTTGGCCATCAGTTCCTCGGGGCTCAGTGTCTCCTGCTGGGCGATGTAGCCGCCGTTCTTCCGAATGGAGGGGAGCACCTCAGCAGTCACCCAGTCAGTGAAGCGCTCGGCACTGGGTAACTTTGAGCGAAAGATCAGACGATAGAGGTCGGACTCTGGGATGAAGATAGCCTCCTGGGATCTTCCGAGGGTGTCAGTGATGGGGTAACGTTTCGTTAGGTCACCCTTGCAGTGATCGGTGAGAGCCTTGCTCGGATTGGTGTAGCCGAGGGCGCGAGCGACATCACTGCCGCAGAATAGCACGGCGCCATTCTCGCTGATCGTTCTGATCTCTCCGAACTCGGGGTTGTTAAAAATCTGTAATTCGTTCATGCGTTTCTCCTTTCTTAGTGCTGGGCCTTCTTCTGGAGCTTCAGCCAGAGCCTCATGGTGTCGCGGGCCAGATACCAGGCGCCGCACACGGCGATGAAGTGGTCGAGGTAGGTGTGCACCACTTCGCCCTCGATGACGTACTTGGCGCCGATCCAGCAGAGCTCGAAGGCGATCAGAGTGCCCAGCAGGCAGGCGATATAGTTAGAATAAAATTTGAAGCGGGTCATGGTTGTGTGTCCTCCCTTACTTCCCGGCGACCAGCAGGTCGTAGAGCTTAGCCTTCAGCTGGATGACTTCGGCCTCGGCGGTCTCAGCACGACGCTGGGCCTCTCCAGCGGCGGTCGCTTCCTCATCACATCTCTGGCCATTCCAGCGGGCGGTCTCCTGGATCTGCTTCAGCTGATCCTTCAGCCTTGCAATCTCGGCGTCCTTTTCCTCGGCGACCGCATGGGCGGCCTCGTAGTCCTTCACGGCCTCGGACAGCTTATCCTCCAGTTCTGCGACGCACTTCTCAGCGCTGCGGGCGCGGTCAGCCATGGAGCAGGCCCAGTCGTTGTCGATGTTCTCAGCGGCCAGGTCGAAGCAGCCCTCGAAGGCGGTGGCCAGGTAGGAGTCCGGGCCCAGCTGCTCGACCATCTTCCGGATCTTCTCCAGGGTGTCGCGCTCCTGTTGTTTGGTGGCCGGGGTATTGGTGCTGGCCAGCTCGATGCTGATGATGGTGGCCGTGCTGTGACGGTAGCACTCGCCGAAGTCTTTGCGGGCCTGGCGCTCGTTGATGGCGGCGAAGTGGTCGGTGCCCTGGGTCCCGTTTTCGCGGGTGAAGGTGATCTTGTAAGTGTTCATGTGTGTCCTCCTATCGGTGGTGTGTTCTCTTGTTTGGAAGTTGCATTTAATTCAACTTTCGTGAATAAGCATAGCAGAGTCAAAAATAAATGTCAAGTGTATTTTTCAAAAATGTTGAATTTATTTCATTTTTATGATACGATACGCATGGGAGGCGATTGATATGTTGAAGACCATTCATAAAAATATTAAATCTCGTCGTAAAGAGTTAAAAATGACCCAGTCGGATCTTGCGGAGAAGCTGGGATATGCTGATAAATCTATGATAGCAAAAATAGAGGCCGGTCTCGTAGATCTTCCGCAGTCCAGGATCGAGGCCTTCGCTGCCGCCCTTGGCACAACTAAAGAGGCATTGACGGGTTGGACGGAAGAGCGGGCTCGGAACAGCTTCAGCTATTGCGTGGAGCAACAAATGGCTGTCATTGGGTACAGTTTGACATACACTACAGAGGGGGATGTTATTCTGTCCTATGAGGGAGCCGACTATGAGATAACAGAAAATGACATAAAAGAGCTAGAGTCTCAGATGGCGGTATATTTGGATCTTCTCCTCGGTGGTATTATGAGAAAGTCCCGGAAGATCGGAGGCTGATGGCTATGTTCGGGCGCAGTGAGAAAAAGAAAAACGCGGAGCTGATTGCTCCGATCTGGCTAAGGGATATGCAAAAAGCCAGGGACATTGTAAACAGGACAACGGATCCAGATGCATTTTTTACGGAGTATGATAGTTTGAAAGAGTTGGCGGAAAAGCTGACCGTGGCGTCGAAGTATGTCAAGATGAAGGGCACGAAGCCCGCCGAGGTGCTACGGATGGCCAGAGATCAGGAGGAAGCTGCCACCCGGAACTTTATCCTTCGCTGCTTCCAGAAGGCGATGCTAAACGCCGAAAAAGTGAAGACAGAGAAGGGGAAGCGCGGCCAGTTCGAGAAGTTCCAGACCTCTCTGGAGCCTTATTTCTTCCGGATGTCTGACGAGAACGCCAGGCTGGTCCAGGATCTACACGATGAAGCACTAAAGAAGATCGGAGGTTGATGCCATGCGCGGCGTCATTTATGCGAGATATTCACCTGGCCCACGCCAGACGGAGCAGTCCATCGAGGGCCAGGTTGCCGACTGCCAGCAGTATGCTGAGGAGCACGGCATTGACATCATAGAGATATATGCAGACCGGAAGGTCTCAGGCAAGAGCGTCGTCGGCCGCGACGAGCTCCAGCGGATGCTGCGCGACGCGGAGAAGGGGCGCTTCGACTGCGTCCTGGTGTGGAAGATCGACCGCTTCGGCCGAGATCGCCAGGACATTGCCATGGGAAAAATGACCTTGAAGCGGGCCGGCGTCAAGCTGATGTACGCCCGGGAGAGCGTTCCGGAGGGCCCGGAGGGGATCATCCTGGAGAGCGTGCTGGAAGGCCTGGCCGAGTATTACTCCGCCGACCTGCGTCAGAAGGTCATCAGAGGCATGAGAGAAACGGCGAAGAAGGGCCAGTATTGCGGCCAGTCTTTGCCGATAGGTTACAAAGTAGACGCCGAGCGCCACATCGTCGTGGATGAGCGCGAGGCGGCAGTTGTCCGGGAGGCGTTCAAGCTCCACATCGCCGGCGGCCAGATCCGGGACATCGTCCAGCTGTTCGCCGACCGCGGGATCATGGGCCGGCGCGGGAAGCCGGTCTCCAATGCGGTCGTCTATCGTATGCTGCGGAATGAGAAGTACCTGGGCGAGTTCTACATCCAGGACGTGAAGCTGAACGTGGAGCCGATCATTGACAAGGCCACCTTCGAGGAGGCGGCCCAGCATTTCAAAACGAGCCGCAACAATGCGGCAGGGAGGGCGAAGGTGAACTATTTGCTGAGCTGTAAAATGTTCTGCGGGTACTGCGGCTCGATGATCAATGCAGAGGCCGGCACCGGGAAGCTGGGGAAGGTGTACCGGTATTACAAGTGCGGAGACAAAAAGCGTGGGAAGGCCTGCGAGCTGAAGCCGTTCCCGAAGGACCATCTGGAGGACGCGATCATCCTGGCCACGGTGAACGATATGCTGACCGATGAGATGATCGAGAAGCTGACCGTCCGGATCCTGGAAGTCCAGGAACAGGAAAACGCCGACGATCCCGTGGTGGGATTGCGTCGGCGTCTTGACTCAAACCAAAAGCGCCAGCGGAACTTGCTGGACGCGATAGAAGAAGGCGGGGCCCGTGGCCTGGTCTCTCGTTTGGCTGCCCTGGAGGAAGAGGAGGAGCAGCTGGTGCTGGAGATCCAGCGGGCAGAAATAAAAAGACCCCGACTCACCCATGAGGTGGTCGAGGCCTGGCTGCGCTCCTTCCGCGTCGGAGACGTCACGGATGACGACTTCCGCGCTCGGTTGGTTGACACGTTCATCGCCCGAGTCGAGCTCCGCAACAATGAGGCTCTGATCTTCTACAATATCAGAGAAAAAGGACCGCACTCGAGTGTTCGAGTACGGCCCGATTACTGGACCTGGCGGGAATCGAACCCGCGTCCGAAAGCCCATCCATTGCAGTATCTCCCATCACAGCCGCTTATTTGA